AAAGAATTACTGGTGGTAGAATATACTTTAGAGATTCTAGTTCAAAAGGAGAGTTTCAACTTGTAGCTGAGATAGATTTAACCTATGGCTGTAGAACAAATTTAGAGGCAAGGCACGTTGGTTGGTCAACTATATATAATAATGCTTCTTTTTTATTCTGCACAGTAACAATACAAGACCCAAATGCTGATACATATAGCTCACTAAATGGATATAACGCTGATTTATCTAGCATATCAATAGGCAATACTGGAGAAGGGTATAAGACTAGCGTAGTGTCAAACAGAAGAAGGTTTGTAGCTAATGTAAAGTCTATTAATGACAAAGGACAAACAGTTGTTCAGTCAGATAGATTAATGTATAGCGAGATAAATAGATTTGATACGTTTCCACCTACAAACTTTATTGATATAGGTGTTAACGATGGAGAAGACTTTGTGAAGATAGAGTCTTATGCTGATAGATTATTAGCATATAAGAATAGAACATTATATGTTATTAACGTAGGTGGTGGTTCTGATACTCAATGGTTCTTAGAATCAGAGCATAAAAATATGGGAGTAGACTTCCATGCAGCAGTCGTAAAAACAGACTTTGGAGTTGCCTGGGTAAATAAGAATGGTTTATTCTTTTACGATGGTTCACAAATAAGGAACTTGCAAAGCAAGGTACTAGAGTCAGAGTGGACAAGTTTTGTAAACGATGATACTATTATTGGATATGAACCAACTCATAAACATTTAGTTATAGTTAGAGATGCTGCTGCTTCTGGTGGTACAAGTGGTGATGCTTATGTTTATAGTTTTATTACAAACAGCTTTACTTTTGTAGAAGATATGGTTGATAACGCTGTAAAAACTAATATTATTACAGACCTACATAATAATATGACTTTAGGTGTAGGAACAGATGAGTTAGAATCTTATGATGGAGAGCCAGATTCTGGAGCCACGTTTGACATAAAGTTAAAAGACGATGACTTTGGTTTGCCTAATATAGTTAAGAAGATTTACGGTGTAACTGTAGAATATGCTAGTGGAGCATCTAATAGTAATGGTGTTAAATATTTTTATACAAATGATAGTGGTACAAAGCAAGGAACTGCTAATGCTGGGACTTTAGCTAGTACAAGCAGTGACTTAGATGTAAACAGAATTACATTTGGTTCTCCATTGTTAGCTTCTTCTTTTCAGGTTCAGATAGATTTAGATGGAAGTAGTGTTCAAAAAGTAAATAGTGTTGGTGTAGAGTATAGACCATTATATAAGAGAATTACATAATGCCTATTGATAGAGAAAAAAGATTTTTATATAACTCTAAGGGAGTTAAAACAAAGTTACAACAAGGATATCCATCAAACGATTCTGGAAATGATGGAGAAGAAAGACTGGTGAAGACACCAGATGGTAAGCTTAGGCTTTACAGAAAAGAAATTGGTGCATGGCACTATTTAGAATTTACAAGGAGTTGATATGACACTACCAGAGTTATTATCCAATATACAAGCCAGTCAAAGAGTAGGAAGGGCTGAGAAGTTTACAAGTCTAACAGGACAAGCTGCTGGCGAAAAAAGAGATATTAAGAAAGCTGTAAGAAATATAAGAGAAGCTAAGAGTAAAGCTGCGGAGCAGTCAAAAAGACAGGAAAGAAGAAGAGGGTTTGGAAGGCTTGGTGGAGCTGCTTTAGGATATGGTCTTGCTATGGCTTTTACTGGTGGAGCTGCTGCACCTTTACTGGCTGGAGCTGCAACAGGACTAGGTAGTTTTGCTGGACAAAAAGCAGCTGGAGACTTATCCCTAGGTAAAGCAGAAGCTGATTTAAAAAAGGGATTGTTTTTTAGTCAAAGTAGAGAAGATGTTACAACAGCAGAAGCAGATTTAAATAGATTTTTAAGTGAAGCTGAAAAAGGTTTTAAGCAAAGACAGCTTTTTAGTGCGGTAGGAGATGCTTTTACTGGAGGTCAACTTTCTAAAGTTGATTTTAGTAAACTATTAGGTAGAGATTTTTCAGGTTTATTACCAGATGCTAACGTTCCTTCACTAGAAAGAGCTAACATAGGAAGTTTAACAAGAACGAGAATAGTAGACCCAACAACTGGTCTTGGAGGAGGAACTCCTTTTATAAGTACAATGCCAGGGGCTAGAAATTTAGGTTCAGACCAAGTTAGCGATATATTATTTGGAAGAGCTAGTAGATTAGGGAGTCCATTATCATGAACGAACAAAAAACTTTTGAACAATTATTACAAGAATTAGGTTTGTCTGATTCTCAAAAATATTTTGCACAATCTCCAGAAGAGATAGCGCAAGTGTTTGGATTTACAGGACAGCAAGCAGAAAACTTAGGTCAGTTTTTTCAGCCAGTAAACCAACAGCAATACTTAGATGCTTTTAATTTAATAGGTCAGGGTCAGAGAATGAGAACTGGTCAGTTAATTGGAGATACAAGTGCTGAGTTAGGTCAACTAACATCTCAAGTTATGGAAAGAGCTGGAGCATCTGGATTTACTGGTTCTGGAGCGACTATGAGAGATTTAGCTGCGGTAAGTGGTGGGGCATCTGCTAATTTAGGTAGAGGTCTTTATGACATAGGTCAGCAAACTGGAAGAGAAAGAAGTGCTTTGAGTGGTCAGTTAACAAATTATGTAACAGGTCTTCTTGAGCAAGCAAGAAGGATACAGCAATTAGACCCTACCAGTCAAAATACAGTAGCAACTTCTAATCCCGTTCTTGATGAAATTCAGCAAATAATGGATAACAACCCTGGAATGACTAGAGAACAAGCAGAAGATATGTTTGATAGACAGTTTGACCGGCAAGGATTAGACCAGGGTTATGGTAGGGATTACTTTAGTTAGTATTTATTGGAGATTTTATGGCAAATGGATTTAATTACGAATCAGGTTTAAACAGGCTTTTAAGCGTCACTATACCAAACCTTGTAAACTCACAGTTAGATAGGCAAGAGAGACAAAGGCAGTTTGATGAGTCTATCGAACAAAGAGAAATAGAACGTGGTTTTAGATTAGCTAGAGCTGACGCACAAGACGAAAGAGCTGAGAGAAATTTTCAGGCTAACGAACAAAGATATAGAGAACAGCAGCAAGAAAAGTTGGAATCAAGAGTCTACCAAAGGCAAAGAGACCTTGATTCAGAAATTACAGAAAATGAAATTATTGAAGTTCAAGCTGTTAATGACATAACAAATACAGCAAAGGCAAAAGAGTATTTAGAAAAAATACAGCCAACATTAGAGTCAGCAAAAGCTAAAGCAATTACCAGAAGGTATATGAGTCAAATAGATGCTTTTGAATCTAATCCTCAATCTCCATTAAAAATACTAGGAGATACGTTTAGCGATGAAACAATATCTGACTTAGAAAATTTAAATAGTTGGAAAAAACCATTAACTTTTTCAGATATAAATACGTTTTTAACTACTACTGGAAGTATAGATAAACTACAAAACCAACAAGCTTATCAAAAAATTACTTTAATGGGTAGAGAGCTAGATAAATTAAGAGACTTTAGCAAACAACTTGGAGATTTTGAGAGAACTATTGAAGGTGAGTTAGTTCCTGGTTCGCAGATAAACAGTCAAAAATTAAGAATTAACACTCTGTACGAATCAACACTAAGTCAATACAACAAAGCTATTCAAAGTGTAACATCTCAAAAAGGTGTCAGCTCTCTGTTTCAACCTCAAGTTGGAGACGAAGTTACAGTCGATGGGGTAGGAGGTGTGGTAACAGTAGCTAACGCTTCAGAAGCTATGAATTTAGCAGATGGGGCAACCTTTAAACTTACAGGTGTTCCTGGTTCATTTACTAAAAATGGAGATGAATTTGCTCCCATTGGAGATACAGATTTTGACTCTATAGTTAATCCAGTAAAACCAGCTACTCCAGGAGTAGTGGAAGAAGGAATGGATTCTCCAGAAAAAACAGCTATAGATAGATTGGCTAGTGCTGGTGTTCTTGGAAGACCTGATGAAGAGTCAGCTTTAAGTTTCTTAAGAAGACTGCCAGGAGCAGAAAGGGAGTACGGAACTGGAGAAGGAGGAGCTTTATCTATGGGCGGTTCTCCAAAAGAGCAAGTAGTAGCTGTAGAAAATTTAAATAGAAATACAGATATAATAATAGATTCATTAAAAGAAGCTAGAGGTTCACAGGTAAAACAGGGAGTTTTTGAAGACTCAGAGCAATACCAAGTATTAAAACAAGAAAATAATACTAATCTTCAGGGCTACATACAAAATGCATATGAGGCATATTTAGACGAAAGAACTAGCCCTCAAGTCAGAGGTAGGTTAAAAAAGTATTTACAACAAATGAAAGCCTTGTCTACAAAACCAAGCATAGTTGCGAGAGCGACTCTTGGTAGAGGTGAAAATGTTAGACCGATAAGATTTACTGGTGGAGAAAGTATTTTTAATCAAGATACTATTGAATTATTGAGTGGAATAGAATTATAAATTATAAACTAAGTAGAGAGAGTTTGCATGAACGGACAGCCTAAAAAATATTACAGCTTAGAGGATATAGATAAAATAACTAATTTCTATAAAACTCAACAGTCTGAAATACCATTTGACACACTATCTGAAGTAGAAAATTTACAGACAGATAACTTAAAAGAACTGTCAAGTGTTAAGGAGTCAAATATATTTGATTTTTTACCTAATGTTGTAAAAAAGGCTTACAATGAATCAATAACTGGAATGAGTCAACAGTTAATTACTGGTGAAAAAAGATTTAATTTAGACGCATATGACCCTGGAGTGACTGCTGATATTGGTGCTAGCATATTATCATTTTTTATGCCAGCTGATTTTATAGCAACTATAGCTGGTGCTGGTTTAGGAGGTTTGGCTGGAAAGGCAGCTGCTAAATCTGCATTAGGAAAAGCAGCTAATATGGGGACTAAGAGACTATTAAGGAATGGAACTAAAAAAGAATTAGCTGAAAACGTTATAAAGTCTGGAACGGAAAAGATTTTAACAGAAGCTGGTAGACAATCTGCTGGTTTTGGTGTATATACTGGTATAGCTAGTGCGCTAAAACAAAAAATAGATACAGATGAAGTTGATTATGGTGATGTATTTACAGATGCCGCTAGAGGAAGTTTATCTGCTGCCGTTGGAGGTGCTGTACTAGGGAGAGCTACAGCAAAGGGAACTGCAAAAGCTCTTGCATACACTCAAGAAGCTGCTGCTTTTGGTACTGTTGACCCATTATTACAAGGAAGATTGCCAGACCCAATGGACTATGTTAGTTCTGTTGGATTTGCTCTTGGTTTATCAGGGGTTGCTGGAGCTCCTGGAGCAGTTAAAAAGCTTAATGCTTATAAAAAGAATTTTTTCTCAAAAGAAAGAATTGGTGAATTTGATAATCTATCTACTTTGGACAGGCAAAAACAAAACAATATTGCCAATATAAGAGCTGAAAGAGAATGGGTGAACAGTAGAGGTTTAAAAAGATGGGATGCTATATCACCAGATGCTTCAGATATTAGTTTTACAGACGTAAGTGTTATTGGCAGGCAGCCTGCAAAGAAAAAGTCTAAATTTAAAGGAGATTCTTTTAAAATTATAGACAACAACACTCAAAAGGTAAAAACTTTAACTAGAGATGCTTTTTTTAAGAAATACAAAGAGTCAGATAAATCTAGAATAAAAACAGAAGCAGCTATATACGAAATAGGGGAAGAGTTAGATATAAATATTGATGGTGAATTAAGGGTGTTTACCAATGACAAGGCAAAGAAAGTATCTGATTTAAACGACAGAGATTTAAATAATTTTCATCAAATGTATTTTAAAAAATACAACCAATCTTTGTTTAGAAAACAATTTGCTGAATACTCGTCTGATATACCACAAACAGATTTTTTTGTTCACGTTTTTGGTAAAAAAGTAGCAGACCAACTAAGAGTATCTCATAAAACTTTTGCAGATAGAGGTTCTCAGGCAGTAGTAAAAACATTATTTGATGTTCAGGATGGAATATCTGGTTTTGAAGGTAAATCATTTGTAGATATTGGTAACTTAAAATCACTTATAAAGAAAAACAGGTTATCAAAAGAAAGAATATGGAAAGAGGCTAGTGGAAGAGAGACTGTTACAAATGTAAATAGAAAAGCGGTAGACGCTATACAAAAATGGGCTAACGATAGATTTGAATATGGTAGAAGCGGTGGAATAATACCAAAAGGTAAGATAGAATTTTACCTACCTAATATGCTTAAAGCTGAATTTAAAGAAGCTTTGTTTGATGACTATGCAAGAATAGAAAAAGAATCTTTTTTACATTTTGCTGATAAGTTTAAGATTGATGAGCAGTCAGCAAAAGTTTTAAATAGAATGATAGAAAACAGAATTAGAACTAAGCAAGTTAGTTCTGCTTTTGATGTACTTATGCAAGACATTATTAGACAAAACAAAAAGGTTAATCCCAATTTTTCATATGCAGAAGCCTATTCTTTGTTTAGACAAGATATAAGACCAAATAAAATAAATCCTCACGGTCAATTAGAAAACAAAAGAAGATTTAACTTGCCAGACGAGCTATTAGAAAAAGACCCAATAAAATTAATGGCTATTTATGATGCAAGGTTAGGGAGGAGGGTAGAGCTTTCAAAGGTTTTTGGCGCAGATAATTCAGGTATAGCTAAGATGTTGTCAGAAATAAGCGATTTAAAAGAGAGGACAAGACTGTCTACATTAGTTGACCAAATTAGTGGATTTACTGAAGCTGATTTAAGTGCAAAGAGGTCTCCAGAGATTAGAAGATATGTTCAAAACTTAATGGGCTTTGAAGCAATGACTAAGATAGCTGGTGGTGACGCTACGATAGCAAACGTATTTCAAACTTTAATATCCACTATGCCAGTATTGGGAATCACTAGAACAGCAAAGGGCGCTGCTCTTATGTTTAGTAAAGATTTTAGAGATAGACTTCCAACTGTTTATCAAGATTTTATTAGAGACGTAATTGGAGATGCTTCTACTACATCACTAATGAGGAGAGCATCTGAGGGAGCAGCTAAGTACAGCGGATTTACTGGTATAAATAAATTTAATAACATGCTTGCATCTGCAACAGCTAAGATAGCAATAGATGATTATTCTAGAATGTATAAAAACAATCCTAACAGTATTAGGGGTAGGTATGCTAAAAATAAATTAAAAAGTTTATTTAACATAGACATAAAAAATGTTCCAGATATAACAGAGGCTAAGATGACTTCAGCTATGGCTTCCTTTGCAAGAAAAAGTCAACTACAAAGAGACTATTTAAGAGAGCAAACTTGGCTAAGCAATGCAAGTATAAGACCATTCTTATTGTTTAAAAGTTTTGGTATAAAACAAGCTGGTTTTATAACAGAGCAAATGACCAGAGAATTAAAAGAAGGAAATCCATTGATTATTGCTAGGTTGGCAATGGGTGGTATGGCTGGTGGATTTGCAATTAATTATGCTAAAAACATGGTAAGTCAAATTTTATCAGGAAGAGAGTTTGAACCAAAAGAAGATACTAAATTTAATGAATTTGTTCAGAGTATTGGTAGTGTTGGTGCTTTTGGTATGTTATCTGATTTTATGGATGCTGAAGATTTAGCTAGTCAAATTGAATTTACTTTAAAACCTGTATTTTACAGTGATTTAGAAAAAGCTGTTGATGCAATAGGAGAATTTCAAAGGTCAGTAGATGAATTTGGTTTTACACCTACTGCGTTTAGAAGGTCTGTGTATAAAGCATCACCTATATTAGGAACAAACGTAAGAAGAATTTCTGAAAGATTTTTAGCTACGGAAGCTCAGAAAAGAAATGCACAATCTGGTAGAAAGGGAAGGATTAGAATTGATGCTATTAAGCTTATGTCTGAAGGTAAATCAGATGTAGCGATTAGAAGAGTTAAACAATGGAATAATAGCAATCCCACAAATCCAATAACGTACGAAGATGTTAGCTATAAAGAGATATACAAATATCTTATGAGAAAGCATATGAAAGTAAAAACAGAGGGTATGAACAGAGAGCAATTAACAGCTTATAGGGAGTTTATGAAACAATAATGGCTAGAAAATTTAAACCAGTAAAGAAAACAAGGAGAGGAACTCCGTTAAAATACGTGAGGGGTTCAAAGAATCCATCAGCTAGAGAGGCTGAAATACGAAGAACAAGAGAGTTGTATAGGATGGGAAAGCTAACACCAGCTATGATGGATAGAATATCTAAACTAAGGAGTGAAAGTGCCACGAAAAAAAGCAAGCCCAAGAAAAAAAACAAGTCCAAAAAGAAAAACATCAGGGGGTAAAGCAGCTGTATTAGCTAAGTACTCTAAGAGCTCTGGTATATCTAAGGGTACGTTATCTAAGGTCTACTCTAGAGGGTTGGGAGCCTACTATTCGAGCGGTTCGAGACCTGGAACTAGTGCTCATGCATGGGCAGCTGGTAGAGTAAGAAGTTTTGCAACAGGAAAAGGTGGAGCTAGAAAAGCTGACGCTGATTTAATTAGAGGTGGTAAGAAAAGAAAAACCACTAGAAAGAAGAGGAAATAATATGCCTGGAAGACATAGTAAAAAGAAAAAAGCAAATGGATTAACGGCTAAGCAGAGAACATTACCTAAGAAATTACAGCAAAAGATTTTAAAATCTAAAGCTAGAAGAAAGAAAAGATAATGCCTGCTAAGAAGAAGAGAGACTCACGACTAGCTAGAGCTGGTGTATCTGGTTTTAATAAGCCAAAGAGAACACCAAGTCATCCTAAGAAGAGCCATATTGTGGTAGCTAAAGTCGGAGATAAAATTAAAACTATTAGATTCGGACAGCAAGGAGCAAAGACAGCGGGAAAGCCTAAAGCGGGGGAATCTCGTGCAACTAAAATGAAACGCAAGTCGTTTAAAGCAAGACATAGAAAGAATATTGCTAAAGGAAAAATGAGCGCAGCTTATTGGGCTAATAGGGTCAAGTGGTAGATGCCAAATAAAAAAGCCAAAGAAAGAAAGCGTAGAAAAAGAAAACTTGCGATTGAGAATAAATCTATTAAGAGATTAATAAAAAAGAAAAAGAAAGAACAAAGAGATGAATGAAAAAGGTAAATCAATAGACGATATAATGAAAGAATCTGAGATGAGTGAATTCTATTCACGTATTATGGGGCAGGGTAACGGTAATGTAGAATCTGACAGTACCTCTAGCGGAAACAAGTTTACTTTACTTAATTTGCTAGAAGGGTTAGGTCTAGTGCAAAAAGTTAATAAAGATATAAACTCTTCTAATCAGAAAGAGAATTTACTAGAACGTTTGGGTTTAATAGAGCGAGTTGATACAAGTACGTATGGAGGTGGTACTCTTGGGGTAGTTGATAGTCCTATGACTATGCAAATGTTAATGAGTAATCAAGAGCCAGTTCCTCAGGATAGTTCTGGTGTAAATCCACAGATGACTCGAGAGCAAATGGAAATGATTTTAGAAGCAATGTCTAATATGCCTAGAAGATAAAATTTAGGGGTGCAGCAAGCAGTAAAAACTACACCCCACTTCACAGCCGAGGATAAAATTATTTTTTATTTAATCTTTTAATCTTTTTCTCTCTCTCCCTCCTGAGCTGGGAGGGTTTAGTGTAAAAGCGACGCTCTTCCAGCTCTTCTTTAATACCAACTTCTCTTACCTTTTTTTTGAACTCAGTAATCATTTTCTGAACTGTTTTATTTTTAGTCTTCTTCACTATTACCATTGTATAAATCTTTCCATTTAGTTTTCATTTCTTGTTCTGCAAATTTCTCTGCCCTTAGCTCCCATTTATTATCTTTGTATGGGTCATCTCCATAGTTAGCGGCAACAGTTCCAGCTTGATTGTACTTCTTTTGAAACTTAGCTCTTCCGTATTTCATGGCATCCATCACGTGCTTTGCTTCGTGTAGTACAGTTTTAATCAATAGCTCTGGCTTTAATTTTTCGCTAAGCAGAACCTTATCTTGGTCTGGTATATACATACCATCACAGTCCATATTTTTCTCTATACTTATTACTGGGTCTAAGTCATACTGATTCATAACCCACTTAGCCACTACTCTTTTTATATTATTGGGCATCTAACTCTCTTTTCTTTTCTTCATAATCTTTTGCACTTCTTATATCGTCAAACAGTAAACAACTATCACCAGAGTATCCCATCTCCACACTACCAGGAGTTCCATATCTATTCTTAGATACGATTAGCATCATTTCATTCTTACCCCATACTCTACCATCTGAATCTGCCTGACCGAATCTAGACACATAAGGATAGTGTGTAAACACTACCATCTCTGCATCTTGCTCTAAAGAACCAGACTCTGCTAGGTCTGATAACCTAGGTGTAGCATCTATCCTATGCTCTATATTTCTATTAAGCTGCGATACTAATATTACGCACATATCATGTGCTTTAGCAAGCCACTTATACTTCATTGTAGTTTCTCTTATCTTATGCCTTAAGTCCCTAGTATCCCTAGATGGAAACTCAATAAGTCCTATATGGTCATCAATCACAACATCAGGTTTTATTCTTTTTATTTCTTCAAATGTAGATTGCAAATCACTAACAGAATCATACATAAATAATTTATCTTGATAATTTTTTTTGATAAACTGCATAGCAGTATGTACCTCAGTAGGTGATGATGTAGCTCCATGTCTTAGGTTTCTATAAGATAGGCTCATAGACTCCATAGCAATAAACTTCTTCATCATCTCTGTGTTAGGCATTTCTCTGTTGAACATCATAACTCTTTTACCAGACAATACTAGCTGTCTAGCTATGTTAGCAGCAACAGTTGTCTTACCATTGGCTGGTCTACCAGCTACGATTGTTATCTCTCCCCTTGTCATTCCATGTATCACGGAGTCAAGAGTGTTCAAGCCTGTCTTTATAATGCCTTTGCTTTTGAATATTGAGTCATCAGTATCATGAAGCAATGTTTCGAGGTTAAACTCGTTCCTAGACGGCTTGGTGTTGATTATATTAGATGTATCTGTATTTATCTGCTCTATTATATCATCAAAATCTACAGCGTTATCCTTGGCTTTACCTATTAGCTTGTGACAGTTATTGACTATACTCCTTCTAAGAAAATCCTCATACATATTCTTAGCTAGGTACTCTGCATTTGCAGTCGTAGCTCCACTAGTTGCTATTCTAGTTAGCTCATAAGACGGTAGCTTTCCATCTAACTTGTTCTTTGGTAGAGCTCTTGATACCGATAAAGCATCAACTGGCTCATTGTTATTGTAAAGCTTGTAACATTCTAACCATACTTGCTTATTAAAAGAGTTGTAGAATACATCCCCTTCAGGTACCCATCTTCTTATATCTTCTATACACTCTGGCTTGTTAAGTATGCAGAACAACAAAGCTTCTTCTGTTTCTAAATTGTACATTTATCCTCTGTCTATTCTTGGTGGAATCCTATCCAGCATTTTAAACTCGTGCTCTTGCTTAGATTTCTTTGTCATAGTGGCATTATTTATTATAGCTGCTAGGTACGGTAATCCTTTACCTTCTCTAGCGACATTGTTTTCTATGTATTGATTCATAGATACAATAGCCATCTCCTCATCGGATTCTCTTGTGCTCTCTAAGAATGAATATATCTCCCTATTTGATAAATCAACAGTTCTACTTTTGTTTATCTCGGATTTTACATATTCGTATAGCTTACCATACTCTTTACTGCGAGACAAAAGAATGGTATCTATTTGTTTGTTTAGGTTCTTAGACTTAAGAGTTGAGCCGCAGCTAGGGCATCTATCTGCAGATTTCCTACTCACAGTTAGGACAAGGCTCTTTCTCCAGGGGAACATTGACGAAGCTTTCCTCATCTAGATAATAAAAATCATCTACAGTTCCTTCGCTGAAATAACACCAACCTTTCTCGCAGTGCTCACATCTCCTAGGTGGATTACTAGTTCTTTTCTTAGATGCTGCTATACCCCTCCTCAGGGTTCTGTCTCCCTGAAGGTCAAACCATTCATCATTAAAATAGTGAACTAAAGACTCTTGCTTTGCCACCTCTCTAGCTTTGTATAATAATTCATCTTCTTTTTTCCATCCTGTAACAGGTGTCATTTCTGAGCTTGGAGAACACTCACCATTTCTAACCATTCGTCGTACCTCTGAATCAAATAAATTTGCCCACGGTCTTCTTTCACTAACTGTATGTCTACTTCCTCGCTTGGTTTCAACCATTTTGCTACTCTCTTTCTTACTTTACATTGTGCTTTATATTTATCTATTAGTATGTCAACTTCTGATGTCAATCCTAAAGACCTACCATCAGAACCCCAAGCTCTGATAGCTTTTACATCTTTATCTTTTGCTACCTCAACACACTCTCTTTCAAATCTGTTTCCCTTTTGTTTACTTTTGCTTGACATATATTTCTCCAAATGATGTTTCTTTAGATTCGACACCTATATACCCAAAATTTCCTCTACGATAATTTTGCTCTGCTATACTCATTTTATTGTATTTCTTAGAGCACTTATCGCAAAGAATATAATTCTTATATCCTGACATCTCTGGCATTTTATTATCATCATCCTCATGCATCTCTACCCTTGTTGGTGTCTCGGAAGATAGTATAGCGTGCCAATACTTACTCCTTCTAACCCCACAGTCGGAGCAATACTTAGGCAGATTTATTTTCTTTAGACTCTTCGCTTCTTTGATTAACATTCTTCAATTCCTCTGCTTTGTTCTCTATGAACTTAGCTAATTTATCAGTATCTTTTTTCATTTCCAAATAGTTTTCTAGCAGCACTCTCATAGATTCCATTGTAGAACCCAGAGCACTTACCACCCTAAACAATGTTCCTACGTCTGCGTAAACTTCTTTCATAGTAGGTTTCTGTTTTTTTCTTTTCATATTATCTCCAAAAAGTTTTGGTAGAGAGAAGACGCCAATCCTCTTATCAAATGCCAGACTAAAAAACCACGATTTATATTATTAGTACCCTGGTTAATTAAGTCTTTATTTAATATCTCTCTACCAATTATTATTCAGCCTCGTATCCATAAGAAGCTGGTGAATTCTTATAATTTGTATATGTCTTTCTTAGTTTATGTATTAAATATTTATCATCTCTCTTGGATAATTCATAGATAGGGGTGCTAGGTTTTATCTCACGTTTAGCATCTACACAAGCCTCTATCCCCTTATCATACCCCATCAAGTCGCACATCTTATCCATAATCTCATTCCACGTTTCTATCTTCACCTTGACTCTCTTTCGTATTAACAACAAGACCTCTAATCTCTGCCTGTCTCCATATAAACTTTTTAAACTCCTCTATGTCATCGTCAGTACTACCATTTCCTTTTGTTACATACATAGACTCTAGCTCTTCAATATGTTTAAACTTCACTATAACTATCCTCCAATAATTTAATTATACTATTCCAAAATTCTTCATTTTTATCAGAGCATAATTTACATACTCTGTCCTCCATTGTCTTTATCAATGGGTCTAATTCTTTAAAGCAATCTCTGCAATTCATATATATCCTACGGTTATGGTATAAGGGACTATATCCTATCTCTTATGTTAAAAGAAAATGGCTGGGAACTTAAGTATGAAAAACCCAGTGACTGTTTTTTTGTTTCTTTTTAACCATTCTCTTAAATTACTGCGAAGAAGGAGAGGGGTGGAAAAAGGAATGTCATGTAACTAAATAAAAACACCACCCCTCTTACTCAACTAATTAAAACGGCAGCTCTTCTTTCTTAGGAGCTTGTCCCTCCCATACAAAGATAGCTTTAGCTTTTGGTGTGACCATAGCATCGCCCTCTCTAGAAGTCCAATGCTCGTGGACAATTTCTAGTATAACAGCTTTGCCACTAACGTCACTCTCATTGATATGTGGAAGGAAGTAGCGACCTTCTTCATCCTCTTCAGTCTCAATAGAGAATGAATTTAATAACTCCATATAGGATTTATTAGACGCTGTATTCATCTCTAAACCATCATGTAGAGAATTGCTTGGGTCTGGCTTCTTAAATCTAAAGAAACCTTTAGAGCGTACTGTTTTACCAGCATACCCACCTTTGTCTACGGCTTTACCGTCTATTTCTACACTCTCTCCTTTGTTCTCTTCTGCTAGTTCGAACTCGATATCGAATACATCTGCTACGTATTTGTCTCTTACAATCACCTCCCTCTCAGACAGTTTAGTAGCGTATGCTTTAAACATACCCTCTGGAACTATAGATGGAACATCTTTAGATGGGTCGTAATATGCTTCATTACTTCCCATTATAGAGTTTACATCACTCATTATCATTCTCCTTCTTACTAATTGCGAGATTCTCTAAGGCAGACATTGTCTTATCTAGATTACTCTTGTTTATATTTCCAACTTCTAAAGCCTTTCTAACTCTCTCTAATTCTTCTTTACCTATCTTATCAGCTAGATTAAGTAGCTCTGATACATCGTTACTTGACAAAGAGTTATCAGGCAAATCTTCTCCTGCAAATATATATAGACCAAGACCATGTAGAGCGATAGCTTTAGCTAAACATCTTTGTATAGATGTGTTTATTTCAAAAGCATTAGGCTCTTTGATAGGTTGGTTTCTATTGTCTAGTACAGGGTGTACTTGCTCTCTTGTTATACCATCAACTGTTAGAGAGACCTTGACAAAGCATCCAGCTTGTGTCTGCATATACGGCTGCTTATTGCCTTCAATTCCCCACTCGTGGACTACCCACGTAGAGTCTGGAGCAATTCTCAGTAACTCTCTTACTGCCCATGCCCAACTGAGATAAGTAAACCTACCTTTTTTCTCAGCTTTCTTTGAGACATCTACACTGTCTAGTTTCTCAAATACACTATTCAATTAATCATCTCCTTCTATTGTGTATGGGGATATATGTGGACAGAACTCTCGTACAGGACAAAATCTCTCGCACTTTATACCTCCCCATGTTTCAGAATCGCTACATTTATCAGGAATCTCTCTTGACTTTAGAGCTTCCAATAGCAAGTCTCTTTTACTTATAAATTTTTCTTTTAGGTGGTCGTCGTGTATAAATGGAACCTCTATCAAATATATATTTCTATCTATTCCTCTGTCTCGTGACGCTGCTACTCCCCCATCTCTGACTATCATCTGCACATACATATTATGTACTTTTTTACCTTGAGATTGTAACATTAGTCTATACATATTAATTTGCCATGACCAATCTCCTAGCTCAGCTTTCTCTGGATTTCTCCAATATCTCTTGACTTTCTTTGGCTCTCCCTTCTTTCCCCATCTACCACTCCTCTTATAGACTTCTCCTGTTGGGTCGTCTGCTAAGTAAAAGTCTAGACCTAAAACCTTAGACGCTTTGTAAGAGCCTGTGCTTTTATAGTCTACTAAATTTTTTCTCTTGCTGTCATATAAATCTACAATTCCTGTTATATCCCAAAGCTCTAGCTCTTGCTCAGCATCACTCTCTTTTGCATTTGCTTCTAGAGTTTTATGGTGTGTAGTTCCTAGTAATGCGAACGCTTGTTCTTGTGGGTCTATATAAAAGTCTCTCGTTCTCTCAAGGTATGCCTGACAAGTTCCATTTAAGAGTTCTGTAACGCTAGGCTTCCTATCAGACTCTCTGACCTTCGCCATCTCTTTTAATGCAGGAGTATATATTCCCATTCTCTCTACATCTAGTTTGTTCTCTATGCCTAGAATATCCTCGAATAATATCTTGTCTCCTTCAGGGTATTTAAATCCTATCGCTGGCATATATTTTCCTTTCTATTTCCATCCTCTAATATACAATTTATAAATTTATGTATCAAGATTTTTTTGATGCAAACATGGTTTTTATTTGCATATCCTCAAGAGTTCTAATTAACATTCTAAGAGCCATTCTTTCACCTCTGTTTGCAGCTCTAGACCATTTATCATCAATTTGCTCATCAATAATATCTTTGGCAATCTTTCTAATTAATTCTAAAGTTATCTCCATTACCCTACCTCAATCTTCCTCTATCTCTACTGAAATCGACCTGTCTATTTCAGTAAAAGTGTCTGCAATTTCACTCTCTGCTTTTTCGTATAGCTCTTCTTGCTCTAGATGTTTATCTGTATGTATGATTTCGCTACCATAAGTTATGGTATACACTCTGTATTTAGGCATTACTCTACCTCACTTTCTTTATATTTTACTTGACAATCTACCGATTTT